GCGGATTGATGGAAGCAACATTACCGCCTCAGCAGCCAGCTGCCACTGCAGAGGCAACAACATTCACAACTAAATCAAACATGGGCGCACGCACGCTGTACCCTGCACCGCCGTGCCCAGACTGCGGCAACGTCAGCCGTGTTTACAACACCGCTTACACCGAAGACGGACGCATTCTTCGCAACAGACAGTGCTCTTGGTGCGGCCATTCCTGGTGGACTCTGCAAACACCAGAACAAAGCATTGATCCGCTTACGCATCGTGTGGAGCTGCCCGTGGGTTTCAGAAACAACAAACACCTACTAGCGCGTATCCTGCGCATCAAATCATGCACACCATCGCCGTCATCATCTGCCTGATCACACTGCCAATCGTTTTGCTGCTGTACTTCACAGCATCAAAGCAGCAACATGCAAAACGCATGAGAACATCAGGCTGTACCTACCGTGTCATTGCGCAACGCTTAGGCGTCTCTCAAACCACTGCACGAAACTACTGCCTACCGTGAGGTGCTTGACACGCCTCAGATAAATGCCATCATGGCCTTGGGAGAGATCCCACCACCTCGCAGACTCTGAAATGAACGACTCACTAGCGCTCGGCTTGATCATCGCTGATTACGCACGACGCGACGACTTTCAAGGCATGTGGGACGATTTGATCGTCACCTATCGCCGTGGCAGCACACTCCAAGAACTCGCAGCTGAACTTATTGAAGCTGATGAAGAATTTCTTGCAGAAAAGGCAAACTGAGTTATCCTTGCCTCGGGGTTGCACTACCTCGGGGAGTAGGCAAACACGGAGGCGCAAGCCTCCTTTTTTTTCTTCATTCATGTCTGACAACGTTAATCACCCTGATCACTACCAAGGCAGCCTTGAATGCATCACTGCCATTCGTGCGGCACTAACGCCCGAAGAGTTTCGCGGCTTCTGCAAAGGCAACGTTATCAAATACGCTTGGCGCGAACGCAACAAAGGACAAGACGAATCGCTTGCCAAGGCTCGTTGGTACATCGACCAGCTTGTTGATTACAAATGAAACGCGGAGCCAACACGCGCAGGCTTACGGATCAACAAGTCATTGACATCCTTCAAAGCGATGACAGCGACACCAGTGCGGGCAGGCGTTACGGCGTAAGTCGTTCAACCATCGGTTACATCCGCAACGGCAGGCATTTCGCCAACATCCGACCTGACATCCCACGCCGTAGCAGTAAGAACTGCAGCCGTTGTCAGCACTGGGAGAAGTCGCGTTGTACCTTCGGGTTTCCTGATCCGCAGGAAGAAGGCTTGCACGCTGCGACCTACTGCAATCTGTACGCGCCTGGCTAGCCGCTTGCGTTTTCATGGCTGGTATGCCATACTTTGATCAAGCGGGAGACCGCACCGCATTTAGACAAATGACAACCGCAACTCACACCCTGACTGACGGCCTCAACAACTTCATTTTTGAGGTCTCCGATGACAGGTGCTTGATCAAGTTTGTCAACTGCTTTGGCGCCATCACCGAAACCATGCAGTTTACTATCGAAGAAGGCCGCAAGCAATGGAAGCTTGCTCTTGCCTGTGGCAACAAACGTGGTTACACAAATCCACGTCGCCCGGAGCCTTCAGCCTTTGCCGTTGAAATGGGTGAAGTGCCTCTTTACGTTGACTGATCACATCTGAGGGCTTCGGCCCTCTTCACTAACTACCGCTGAGAAGCAGTCATGTACTACCACCACGAATCGCTGCTTCAATACGAAGCAAGTCAACGCTACGACGAACGCTCTGACGCACTCCTAGCAGCTTCCTATCGTCCGTCTTATACCGTCATCACACCAGACTGGCAGCAAGACGCAGACAATGACGAAGAGTTAAAACAACTCCTTGATGACGCTATCCTCTGCGGCTTCAATGATTCTCAAGTCACCGTAGAAACTCTGCCTTTTTGATCATGTACAACATCCATTCACTCAGCGAATATGAGCTTGCTCACCATGCAGCTCAACGCTTCAGACGGCTTTTGATCACTCAAAATATTCCTTCTGACATCGCAGAGAAAATTGAAGACGAAATTCTTCCGGCTCTTGATTACATAGAAAATTGGGAGCCGTCAGACGCAGACATTGTTTCTAGCAATTCTTGCGGCACTCCTTGGCACGATGGCTGCCTTTAACTAACCCTGCCGGGGAGCCTGATACCTGTGGCTGCAGGTTGAAAGCTATACAACACCGTACACGGACGGAAAGGCAGGGCGCGTTTGTGGTCGCGATCAACCCCCCGGCATAAAACTTCTCAATCAAAATGGACAAACAAAACCGACTTCGCCAAGCTGAACAAAACAACATCCAGCAAGCATTCATAGACCATGACGCAAGACTTCAGCAGGCTTTCGCCAATGCCAAAAATCCGAAGCCTATCCTCTGGATTCGTACTCCTAACGGTTGGACCATATCAAGAGACGGTTGAACCACACGAAATTCAAGCCGTCACTAAACTCCTGCAACAACGCTACATCAGTAACTTTTTGCCAGATTCCGAAAACTGTTATATTCTCAGTAACCGGAAAAATTTCCTTGAATGCCTCACCAGCGCGGCACAAAAGCTGAAACAATAATCCGTGCCAAAGAGTTTGCACGCATCATTGCCAATGGCGGCAGGCGCTCAGACTGTATTGAATTTGCTGAGCAAAACTGGGGGCTGAAGCCTTCCGCTTGTAATCAATACCTACAGCTGGCACGCGAACAGCTAAAAGCTGATTGGGACATCGAACGTCCGCAAATGGTCGCTGATCTGCTTTCGCAATGTGCCACTCTGCAACAAGAAGCCAGAGCTAAAGGTCAATATCACATAGCCTTAGGAGCGATTAACACCGCTGCCAAACTGGCTCAACTGTGTTCGTGACTGACGAAAAATTCTGGTATGAGCACTTGTCTGAGACTGATATGTACCGCGTTTGGATGATGGTAGAAGGTGTCTCAGCGCATTGTCACGTCAGCAGTATGCACCTGATCGATGAGAAGCGTGGGCAGCTCCGTGAGGCTTGCTTACGTAAGTCTTACGAGGTGTTTGATCGTTGAGCATTCTTGACCATGCTCCATTAGGTCATATCCTGGGCGATGCGTCAGGTTTGGACACTGATGCGTTGTTGGCTCAGATGAAAGCAGACTTGCATCCTGGTCAGCTTGAATTTGTCGATGATGAAACCAGTCAAATTTTGGCAATCTCTGCAGGTTACGGTGCAGGCAAAACGCGAAGCCTTTGCTGTAAAGCTGTATCACTCGCGATTGCTAATCAAGGCTATGTGGGCTGTGTTATGGAGCCGACAGGACCGCTAATCAGAGACATCTGGTTGACGGACTTTGACAATTATCTTGAAGCGTACGAAATACCTTATACGTTCAGAGCATCACCGCTGCCAGAGTATGTGCTGCATTTGCCGAAGGGTGATACAAAAATTTTGTGCCGTAGCTTCGAGAATTTTCAAAGAATCATCGGTTTGAACTTAGCATTCTGCATCAGTGATGAGATTGATACCGTTAATTACTCTGTCGCATCAAAGGCGTTTCCTAAAATTCTTGGTCGTCTTCGCTCCGGTGTAGTAAGGCAGTTTGCCGCTGCATCCACGCCAGAAGGCTTCAAATGGCTTTACAACGAGTTTGGCAGCCCTGATGCACTTGCGCGTGATGATCGCAAGCTGATCAAAATGAAGACGACGGATAACCCACATCTGCCAGATGATTTCGTCGAACGCTTGAAGGCTAATTACGATCCAAGTTTGCTGAAGGCTTACCTTGACGGTGAGTTTGTAAACCTAAACACTGGCCAGGTTTACGACAGGTTTGATCGTGAAAAGCACGTTATAGACAGCGTTTCTACAGGTGATGAGCCCATTCATGTTGGCGTTGACTTCAACGTTGGCAACATGTCTGCCGTAATCGGTGTAAGACTGAATGACAAATTTGTTGTCATTGACGAAGTGAGTGGTAGCCATGACACCGATACCCTCGCGCAAGAAATCAAGCGACGATATTCCAACCGTCGAATTTATGTCTACCCTGACGCATCAGGCGGAAATCGAAGCACGAACGCCGCGCAAACCGATATTCAAATCCTGGAAACCTATGGCTTCAGCAATCAATCCGGTAGGTCAAATCCTGCCGTCCGTGATCGGGTGGCTGCTGTTCAAGCTGTGTTGGAGAATGGGAAAGGACAAGTAAGGCTGCAGGTTATGAAGAACTGTAAGCGTACGATTGAATGCTTAGAGCTTCAAAGTTATACAGAAAAAGGCGATCCTGATAAAGATGCAGGATATGACCATATGAATGACGCGTTAGGTTATGCGATCTGGCGTTTGTTCAACCCATTGCATGCAAGGTCTGGACGTGGCACCGGCATTAGAATCTATTGAGATTGCCGCTTTAGTGCTATGGCACGCCGTTATGTTCGCGATAACCGTGGACGCTTTGCGTCTAAAGGTTCTGGTGCTACTGCCCGTGGTGGCAGGCTAAAGACAGCTAGCGGCAAGAAGCGCGAAACGCAGACGATGAAGACCAGTGGTGGTGGTGTTTCAGGGACGATTGGGAAGAAGAAATCAACAAAGCTAAAACCTCAACAGGTGCGGGATCTGCAAAGTAAAAGCCGACAGTTGAAAGCTTCTGCATCTCGCAATTCTGCAAGAATGGGCAACACTGGTATTTCACCTGCACAGGGGGCAAAGTTTTCGAAAGCTGCTGCAGCAGACAGAAAAGCAGCGGCTGCGATTGATAAAAAGTTGAAAGGTCAGGCGACACCGCCTACGGTTTTTGCGAGAAGTTTGCGCATCAAAGGTGAAGAGATTGGCGGCAAGTACAAAGGCAAGGGCAAAACGTCTCTTTATGGGAAGGATTTAGCAAAGACAAGTGCAGCGCGACCAGGCTCGACGGTTAGGAAGCCTAAGGGCTTGAAGTCAGGCACGATTAACCCTAAGTCTGCCTCTAAGCCTGCCCCTAGCGCCAAGACAAATAAGGCCCCAAATAACCCTGCTAAGCGTGCTGATCGCGCTGCTAGCAACAAGGTGGCGCCATCCCCGCGTCAGTTGACAAAAAACGAGAAGATTGCGCGGGATGTGATGGCGGATAAGAGATTCCGCTCTGATCGGCAACGTATCGCTGAGATGCAGCGCCGTGGTGTTAGCCCTAACACCGATTTTGTTGGGCTTGTATCAGATGCCAAACGGAAGGGTGGTGGGACAGCTGGTGGTGCTCCCATTTCATATGTCAACAACAAACCCAAACCTGCTGGCAGTTTGACGCCTAAGTCAAAGATTCGAGCACGAATGGCAGCTCAGGCAAAGGCCAGCCAAGCTGCTAACGCTGGCAACTACCAAAGAAGATTTCAGTCAGATCGCACTAAGGCGGCGGCGGCGCAATACCGCGCTTCTGGTTCTAAGGGGCAAAAATACAGCACGATCAAAAATCCAGCACCTGAAGGCTCTGCGCCTTTTGCAGTAACTGGCAGCACTTACCAAGGGCGTAAAAATGCTGCAGCAGGACGCGCTGCTAGAGATGCAAGGCCAGCACAGGTGAGTGCGCGAGGTAAAGTTCGCAAGCCAGCTCAGAACTTTAAGCCTGCAGTTCCAGGTAAATCCGCACCAGACAACGCACGTACACGCGCCAACAAGCTTAGGACTGCTCAAAACAAAGTGCGTATGTATAGCGAAACCACTAGCAGATCAGCTCAAAATGCTATCAGCCGTCGAGATGCAGCGTTGCGCGCTCGTCCGCAAGGCACGCCTGGTAACGTCATCTTTCGCTCCAAAGGTCGCGCCGCGAATCGCTTTCAGCAGCGTGCAAGTGATTTGACGCAAAGAGTAAAGAGTGATCTTGCGTTCGGTAAGGGTAAGGGTATATATAGCGCCACTGGTGGCGGTGGCGGCAGTGGTTTGCGACGTCGAGACACTGGCGATCGCCAAACGTCTATGTTTGGCAAGCCTGCGCCGCTGTATAAAACTTCCAAAGTTTCTTCTGTTAGGCGTCGTCGTCGCTGATATACTTCGACGGTTTACAGCTTCACTATGGATTCATTTTTTGACAAGCTCACGACTCTTCTCGCAGAGTCTGA